GGCACCGAAGGATCGTCAGCGGACGCGAGACGGTCAGATGCTTCGTCCGCGGCGCTGATCCGTGTCGCGGGCCCGGATCACCCCTGCTGGGACGTGCCCTGGCTGGCGGAGCTGCGCCAGGTCCCGGAGTCCGGCAGCTGGCCGCGACTGATGACGCTGCCGCACCCGGACGCGGTGGGCAGCTACGGCGCGGAGGTGGACCGGCAGTACCAGCGGCGCACCGGGAAGGACCTGCGGTGGTGGCAGCGGCTGGTGAACGCGCGTGTCCTCGAGCACGACGCGCGTGGCCGGCTGGTGTGGGTGAAGTGGCTGCTGTCCACGGCACGCCAGGTGGGGAAATCCACGGACCTGCGGGAGCTGTGCTGGTGGCGCATCCAGCAGATCAGCCGCTGGGGGCCGCAGCTGGTGCTGCACACCGGCAAGGACGCCGGAATCGTCCAGGAAGTGATGCAGCCGGCCATGACGTACGCGGACCGGTTGGGGTTGGACGTGGATTGGCGCAGCGACCGGTGGCAGATCACCCGGTCGGAGGATCTGCCTCCACCCCCTCCGCTGGCCTGTGAGGTGTGCCAGGGCACCGGAGAGGGCCCGGGGGTACTCCCGGAGGGGGTGGAGGGGCCCGTGGCCCCCTGTGCGGCGTGTGAGGGCCGCGGAACGGAGCCGGAGCAGCCGGCCTTGCAGGAGCTGGGCCGGTGGATCGCGCGCACCTGGCGCAGCGTGTACGGCTGGTCCCCCGGGCTGGCGGTGGTGGATGAAGGCTGGAAGGTGCCTGCGCGGGCTGTGGATGATGGAATCTGGCCCACCCTGGTGGAGCAGGTGGCACCGCAGCTGGGGCTGGTCAGTTCCGCGCACCCGGAGGCCACCGGGCTGATGCTGGGGGAGCGCGCGCTGGCCATCGGTCAGCTGTTCAGCCCGGTGGACACCCTGCTGCTGGAGTGGTCCACCCCGGCGGACATGGCGCTGGACAGCCTCGAGGGCCAGCGCATGGCGTCCCCGCACTGGTCTGAGCAGCGGCGGCGGTCGATCGCGGCCGCGCTGCGCAAGGCGCTCAAGCCGTCCGGGGATCCGGAGGACGCGAACCCGGTGGGTAGTTTCCGGGCGCAGTGGCTGAACCAGTGGCCGCAGGACGTGGAGGCGCCCGTGGACCCGGACGAGGTGCTGTCCACGGAGGAGGACTGGGGGAAACTGCTGGATCCGGCCGCCGTTCCGGCCCCGGGCAGCCAGCTGGTGGTGGCGGTGGACGATCACCTGGGTACCGGCGCTGCAGCCGCCGCGGCTGCGCTGACCGCGGATGGCCGCGTGGTGGTGGGTGGCTGGCTGTTCGAGGACCTGCGGGACGCCGTGAACTGGGCGGAAGACACCGCGGCCGGCGCGGAAGACGCGATCCTGCTGGCCGGCGCCTCCCTGGTGGGTGGTGAGCAGGCGCCCATGCATCCCGAGCTGGAGGGGTTGGACCTGACGGTGGAGCCGGCCGGCGGGGTGGAGATGCGTGACGGACTGCCGCAGTTGCGTGCGCTGGTCCGCGGCCGCCGGTTGGCGCACGACGGGGGCGAGGACGTGTCTCGCAGCGTGCTGGCGGCTAGGGTGCGCACCAGCAAGGCCGGCGCACTGCTGGTGGACCCGGACGCGCTGCTGCGCTGCGTGGTGTGGGCCGCCCGCCGTGCGTACCGGGACCGGGACTGACTGGGGAGCAGTACGTGGACGCAGAGCCGATGGTGGACGAGAAGCCTGTCAGGCACCCGGGAACGGTCGGGGTGCTGCAGTTCTTCGAGTACCAGCACCTGCCGGCGGACCTGGGCGTGGTGTCGATGCAGTTCCACCACCTGGCGCACGAGCTGGTGGACCGGCTGCCGGACTCCCCGGAGCTGACCGTGGCGCTGCGGAAGTTGCTCGAGGGGAAGGACGCGGCCGTGCGCGCCGCCCTGACCGCCGGCGGGGTGCGTGCGGACCCCCCGCGGCCCCAGGTGGAGCAGATGGCGCACGACACGCTGACGCAGACGGTGCACCTGGAGGTGCGCCTGCCGGACGGCATGGAGCCGCGTGACGCCGGCACGTTCCTCGCCTCGCAGCTGGTCCGCCAGCTCGCGGACCGTTCAGCGGCTGAACAGTCCGGGACGTCGGGTCGGGCTGTCGCGGACACCTCGCGGGCATGAGCGAGGAGCGCGGGGGCGCCTGGAGGGCGCAGAAGGCGGCCCGGGAGCTGGACCGCGCGTTCCCGCGCAATCCCGCGGCCGCGAACGGCACTCCGGACCCGGCTGGCACGGTGGGCCCGGAGACGGCGCCCACCGCACAGCTGGCCGTGCCGACGGGCGCAGAGCCGGTGGTGGTGGAGTCTGGGCAGCTCGAGGGCGCCGCGCCCACCCCGAAGGGGTTCGCACCCTCCCCGTGGGCCGGCTACCCCTCCGGCTGGGGCACCGGCTGGAGCAACTGGGGTGCCGGTGGCGGTGTCCAGGACCCGGTGCTGGGCCGGAAGGTCAGCACCGTGTTCCTGTGCACGGAGCTGAACGCCAACGCGCTGGGCTCCATGCCGGTCACCATCTCGGAGAAGGGGCGGCCGATCGACCCGGACACCTACGCGTGGACCACGAACCCCGAACCCCGGCTCTACTCCGGTTGGGACGAGTTCGTCGTTCAGTGGGCCGCGTCCATGTGGACCCGGGGGGAGGCTTTCATCCACTCCACCGGCATGGACTGGGAGACGCTGCTGCCCTCGTCATTCATGGTCCTGGACCCTGACCGGGTGCAGGTGGAATTCGATGATGAAGGAATCCGGCAGTACCAGCTGGAGGGCCGCCAGCTGATGCCGTGGGAGGTGCTGCACACCAGGTACATGACCCTGGCCGGCTGGCCGCACGGGATCAGCCCGTTGCAGGCCGCGGCCGGCAACCTGCGCAGCGCTGCAGCCATGGAGCAGTACGGCGCCAACCTGGCTGAAGGTGGCGGCATCCCGTGGGGCGTGTTGTCCACGGAGCAGCGGCTGAGTCAGCGGCAGGCGGTGCTGGCGCGCCAGCAGTACCGGCAGCAGCGCGCGGACCTGTCCGGGGACCCGGTGGTGCTGGGGCACGGGCTGAGTCTGGACACGCTGAACCTGTCCCCTAAGGACATGGCGCTGCTGGACCTGCGTGTGTTCGATGAACAGCGCATCTCCAGCGTGATGGGCGTGCCCCCGTGGATGGCCGGGCTGCCGCAGCCGGAGGGCATGACCTACGCCAACGCCATCTCCCTGTTCGGCTTCCACTGGCGGCGGCTGCGCCCCATCTCGAAGCGGTTGACCAGTGGCATGTCTAGCTGGGCGCTGCCGCGCGGCCGCACCATGATGCTGAACGCCGGGGACTACGTGCAGCCGGACCTGCCGGAGCGCACGAAGGCATATGCGGAGATGCACCGGGAGGGTGCGCTGCTGACGGACGAGTGGCGCGCGCTGGAGAACCTGCCGGCGCTGACGCCGGAGCAGCGTCAGGAGCAGACACAGAAGGGCCCGCAGGGGCCGGCATCGGACGCGGTGGCCAACGCCACCGCCGGCAGTGCAGTCACGCAGTAGGGGGAGCACACGTGGACCTGGGAACGGTGGCCGCGCACGCGGACGATCTGGTGCGTTCGTTCGACGCCACGGACATGGACGTGAAGGCGGACGGGCAGGTAGAGGCGCTGATCGTGCCGTGGTCCCGGTGGGTGGACGTGGTGGAGCCGCACCCCACCGAATCGGGGTTCGTCAGCTACCGGGAGTCGTTTGCACGCGGTGCGCTGGACGCAGCCATGGGCGCGCCCGGGCGCATCGGGCTGGCGTTCACGCACAGCGACGCGTTCACGGACCGTCTCGGCTACGGGGTGAGTCTGCGCGATTCGGAGGCCGGCGCTGTCGCGCTGTTCCAGCTCTACCCGTCGGTCCGGGAGAAGGCGCAGGAGATGCTGGCCACCAGCCATCGCGGCATGTCCATCACCTTTCGTAGCCTGCGCCCGGCGTGGCAGACCCCCACCCGGTCCGGGGTGGACGTGCAGCGCTCCCGGGTGGCGCTGCGCTACGTCGCGGCCACGGACTGCCCGGTGTACGAGGACGCGCAGGTGCTGGCCATGCGCGACCAGGCGCAGCAGCTGCGCGAGGTGGCGGAGCGTCAGCGGCAGAAGCGGGCCCGCTACGTGCAGGGTCTCGAGCTGCTGCGCAGCAGTGGCATCGACCTGACCCCCAAGCAGGCGGCGTTCCTCGAGGAACACGCGGAGCTGCTGACCACCTGACCGGCTGGTGGCTGGCTGTGGTCCGCCCGTACGATCGCAGCCGTCGGTTCCTGCCGGCGCGTCCCTCTCCAGGGGTCCGCAGCACCGGGTGACGCGTCCCGCGTCCCCGGTGCTGTCGCGTTTCCGGGGTGACCTGACGTAACCTGCCGCCTGACGCACAGCGACACCCCCGGTTATCGGGCACCCCGCGCGTGAGGATTCTGACCCCAACGTCCCCGCGGAGGACCTGATGGACAGCAACACCCTGCCCGGCCGGCGGATGCACCCCGGCGTGAAGCTGGCGCTGCACGGGCCGGAGCTGATCGGCTACCGGAAGAACGGCAAGCCGGTCTACGCCATGGGCGGTGGCGCGCCGGACGCCATGATGGACCGGCTCACGGAGGAGCGCGGCCAGTGCCTGGCGCGCGTGAAGGCCGTCAGCGACAGCGCCGCGGAGTCCAACCGGGACCTCTCCGACCAGGACGAGGAGGTGATCTCCCGGGCCAACGAGCGCGTGCAGAAGATCGACAAGCAGCTCGAGCTGCTGTCCTTCGACTCCACCGTCTCCGACCGCGCCCGGGAGGTGATGCAGCGGAACAACCTTCCCGTTCCGCGTGATGGTCGTGGTGGTGGGACCCTGTTCCGTTCCGCCGGCCACGCGCTGCACACCGCGCTGCACATGAACGACGTCGGCCGGGACGGCAAGGACGCGCGCACGCTGTGGGAGCTGGAGCTGGACCGGGCCGCCCAGCACATGGGCGTGGACCCCGCGCAGACCGTGGCCGTGGCCGGTGGGCTGGGTTCGCTGATGGTGCGCCCCATCGTGGGCCCGGTGATCGACCCCACCCCGTCCGGCCGGCCGTTCCTGACCCTGCTGGGCGTGGAGACGCTGGATACCCCGTTCGGTTTCCAGCGGCCGCGTATCTCCGACCCCAACGGGGACCAGGCGCCGGACGTGCAGGGCGCCGGCACCGCCAACGTGGGCAAGGAGAAGTCGGAGCTGGTCTCCCGCGCGTTCGAGGTGAAGCTCGAGCCGGTGGACACCGACACGGTGGGTGAGTACCTGAACGTGTCGGAGAAGCTGCGGGCGCTGCCCATCGGCGCCTGGAACATCATCCTGAACCAGTTCACGAAGCGCCGGAGCCGGAAGACGGAGCGCTACGGGTTGTCGGCGCTGATGGGGTCCACCAGCGCCGTGCCCCTGGCCGTGGACGCCGGCAGCGTGGAGGTGTATGAAGCGATCTGGGACGCCGCCCTGCAGGTGTTCGTGAAGACCGGGGAGCTGCCGCAGTGGATCGCGTGCGGCCCGAAGGCGTGGGCCCGGCTGGGCAAGATGACCGACGCCGCGGACCGGCCGCTGTTCCCGACGCTGGGCGCTGGCGCGGCCGTGAACGCCATGGGCAGCGTGGACGCCACCACGTTCGCCACCCGCGGCCCGGCCGGGCTGCCGCTGGTGGTGTCCTACGCCATCACCGGTGACGAGTTCGTGGTGGGCAACAGCGCCGCGCTCGAGGTGTACGAGTTCACGTACCCGATGCTGGAGGCGGTGGAGCCGTCCGTGATGGGCCGCCAGGTCGCCGTGGCATCGGAGCTGGCCACCTACCGGCCGGCCACGGACGGGCTGTCCGGGGACACCCCCACCGGCAACGGTGCCGTGATCGTGAAGCCCGCCGGCGTCTGATCCATGACGGACCCCGGTTACTACGACCAGTCCATTCCGCCGGCGCTGCTGGTGGGCCGAGCTCGTCGTACCACTGCGCCCGCCCGCCGACAGTCTTCCCTGCTGCCGGCGGGCGGGGTCCTGCACCTGACCGCAGGCCCGGACGGCTACTCCCCGGCCGTGCCCGCGGCGGAGCGGCCGAAGAACCTGCAGGAGCTGACGCAGCGCGTCCGGCCGGGTCCACTGGCCACGGCGCCGTGGCCAGCGAGTGCATCGGTCCCTATCGGGGTGCGCGGGAAGCGTGCGCACTGGACGGGGACGGAGTGGAAGGGCGGCGCGTCCCCCGGCTACCAGCTCGAGCAGCAGCCGGCGGAGCCGATCGAGGAAGGCGCCGTGCTCGAGGGGCAGTCGGAGGCCGTGGTGATCGCGCAGGACGGGCAGCAGGTGTCCGGTGTGCTCGAGCCGCCGGCCCCCTGGAGCGTGCCGGCGGACACGTCGCAGGCGGCCGGCGGCGACGTGTCGCCCACAGCTGGGGACGACGCGTCGTCCCTGACGGCGGGCACGACGGTGTTCCCTGGTGACGAGATGCCGGGAGACCTGTCCCGGTGACCAGCTTCGTGGCCGCCACTGCCGGCACTTGGCACGACCAGGCGCCGGCGGTGGCGGAGCAGGCGGCCAACCTGCTGCGTCTGGAGTCCACACACCCGGACCGGCCGGCGCTCGAGGTGCACGCGCGGGCTGCCATGCGTGCCATCGACCAGCGGTTAGACCTGCAGCCGGCCACCGGGCGGATGCGCTACCCGCTGGGACCCGGCTGGGACGCGGTGACCTACGCATCGGGCCAGGCGCCGGAGGAGCTGCAGTCCGCGGCGCTGCAGCTGACGCAGGAGCTGTATGAGCGACGCAAGGCGCTGTTCGGGGTGACGGGCGCCGCCTCCCCGACCGGCGAGCCGGTGCGCGTCAGCCGTGACCAGTTGGCCGGCGTGGAGTACCTGCTGCTGCCCTACGTCGAAGGTTTCGGGATCGCATGACCACCCCGCCGATGCCCGGGGAGAACCTGCCCCCCACGAAGCTGGACGACGCACGGGAGCAGCTGTACCTGGCCGCCAGTCGCGTGTGGGTGGCGTTGGGGTGGCCGGCTGATCGTGCGTTCCCCTATCCGCCGCGCCAGGTGCTCACCCCGTCCGCGTGGGTGGACGTGCCCACGCTGCACCTGGCGCCCACGGAGCGTGCGCGCGCTATGGCTGCCACGTTCCCCATCGTCTTCTTGACCGATGGATCGCAGGAGCAGCAGGTGAAGCTGCAGGACCGGCTGCTGGCGCACGCCTGGGACCAGCTGGACAACCTGACGGTGGGCCAGCACCGTGCGACGGTGCAGTCCGCCGGCCCGGAGGACCTTGAGGTGGTCCCGGGATCATTCGTCAGGGGGCTGGCCATCCGTGTACAGATCCCCCTGGCCGTGCAGACGCTGTGCCCGCAGAAGCTGGCACGGGACGACGACGAAGGGACAGGCTGATGGATCCGGCCATCTTCAGCATCGAAGACACGGGCGTGGTGGCGTTCACGGTGGTGGACCGTGCCGCGGCCGGTTACAGCGACACGTGGCAGACCCCGGGCGGGAAGACGCTGAACACCGTCGTGGCCGCGGACTACCTGGACGCGACGGACGGTGGCTGGTCCTGCCAGGTCACCTCCGGGAAGCTCACCCCCTCCAAGCAGTCCACCCGGCGGGACCGGGCGGCCACGTTCTGCGCGCCGGCGTCGAGCTCCGTGCAGGTGGGGCAGTCCACCTACGCGCTGGACGTGGCGTTCTTCCAGGACGCGCACCTGCGGGCCGGGCTGACCGCCTACCTGTTCGAGCACGACACGGACGAGGCGTTCTTCCTGCTGGGCGCCGACGGCAACGCGCCCCCGAAGGCGGCCGGCCGGGTGCGCCTGGTTGCCGGCGGGTTCGGCGGGGAGCCGCGGGCGGATCTCACGGACTCCGTGTCCCTGGACGTCACCCGCAAGCCGGACATCCTGTTCGGGGACGCGGCCGCCTGGACGCTGGTGACTGGCGCCGGCGCGGTCACGCAGGGCCCCTGATCCCCCGCACCTCGCGGGAGCACTGAGAGGAGCAGGACATGGCGAAGGAGACGCAGGTGGACACGCTGGGCCGTGAGCTGCAGCCGACCACCACCACCGGACCGCAGACGGTCACGCAGTTCGCGGTGGAGCAGGGCACGCTGGAGAAGGACGCCAGCGTGCAGACCGCCATCGACGGCGAGCAGGCGCGCGCGAAGGCGGGCACGGAGCGCGCGGAGCAGGTGTCCGCCGTCCTGGCGCCGGACTCCCCCGGCGTGAAGGGGGCCTCCGGAGAGTGACGTCTCCGGAGGAGGCGGCGCGTCGTCTCGCAACACTGCCCGCGGTGCTGGTGGAAGCCAGCCCGCGGGCAGTGCGCGCTAGTGGCGCGCGCCTGGAGACGCAGGCGCGACGCAACTTGCGCACCGCGTCCGGGGACCTGCGACTGTCCCGGGTGCGCTCCGGGAAGGGCGCGCGGGTGGACGTCCGGCTCGAGGTGCAGGGGTCGGGCACCGGCGCCCGGGCGCTGGTGCTGCCGGTGGGTCCGGTCTCCCTGGTGGAAGGGGACACCCGGGCCCACGTCCAGCCGTTCCGCTACGTGGCCGACCGCACCGGCGGGCAGCGCAGCTACAGCATGGCCAGGCGCCGGAAGGCGCGCCGATCCCCCGTGCTCTACATCCCGGGGGTTGGGGTGCGCAGCTACGTGAAGCATCCCGGCACGAAGGGGCAGCACCCCGTGAAGAACGCCATGGGGCAGGCTGCCCCTGTGGCCGGCCGCGTGGGGGCTGAGGTGTACGCCCGTGCGATCGCACGCCACCTGAGCTGAGAGGACCCCTGGAGATGGCGTTACGGGATGGGAACTGGCGTATCAGGCTCGAGCTGCCGGACGGCAGGGTGCTGGAGTCCAGTACCGACGATCTGACGCTGCAGCAGTTCGACGTGGCGGAACGCGCGTCGGGTATCCCGTGGGCGCTGTGGGATCCCCGGCGTTCCGTGCGGGTCGCCATGGGCCTGTTCGTGGTGCTGATGGTGAACGACGGCACCACGGAGGACGTCGCGCTGGGGCTGGTGCAACAGCTGCCCGGGAAGACCCTGACGGGCGCGTTCGAGTGGGAGGCGCCCACCGACCCGCTGCCGGCCATCGGGTCGGCGGAGGGGGCACTCGCCGACCCCCCCGCGTAGGCGCCTACGTCGCGCACTGGCTGATGTGGGGTGCCAGCGCGTGGGGGTGGGCGCCGGACGTGACTAGACGGCAGCGGCATGGCGACCTGCTGGCCTTATCCGACATGCTGAACGAGAAGCGCAACAGGAAGGCGTGAGCGCCGGTGACTGCACCCCTGGTTCAGCGGTTGTCCCTGGTGGTGGACGCAGCCACCGGCAACACGGAGACGCGCATGGAGGCGGTGGCCACCGCCGCGCGGGAGACGGGTACCGCGGCCGCGCAGTCAGCCGGCCAGGTGGCCGCGGCCGCAGAACGGGTGGCTGCGGCGCAGCTCAAGCGGGACGACGCCGCAGACCGGGTGGCGTTGGCGGAGCGCCGGCTGCAGGAGGCGCAGCAGAAATCCACAGCCGGGTCCAGCCAGCTGCTGGCTGCGGAGCAGCGGCTGGAGGCGGCGCGCCGCGGACTGCATGTGGCTATCCGGGCGGTGGAGTCCGCGGAAACAGATCAGGTGCAGGTGCAGCAGGACGCTGCGGAGTCCACCGCCCGGCTGGCCACGGAGCAGGAGCGGGCCCGTGGCACCTCTGACAGGTTCGGGCAGCAGCTGGCCGGCGTCACGGCGCTGGCGAAGGGGTACGCAGCCTTCCAGCTGGGGGACGCGCTGCGGGACTCCGTGACGGGGTTCCTGGACGGTGCTCGAGGCGCCGCCACGCTGGCCACGTCCATGAATGCCACCACGGAGCAGGGTGGCCGGCTGTCCTCCCTGTTCAGCTCCCTGGGGCTGGAGGCTGCGGATCTGCTGGAGATCCAGGCGGAGTTCGCCACGAAGGTGGGCGCCAACGGGGAGGCGCTGGAGGAGTTCGGTTCCAAGATCGTTAAGAACGACGACAACACCGTGAACTGGGCGCTGACCTTGGAGGACGCGCTCACGCAGCTGCAGAAGATTCCGGACGCCACGGTGCGCAACGCCACCGGGTTCCGCCTGTTCGGGGAGGAGGGCTACAAGCAGCTGTCCCGGCTGCTGTCCTCCGGAGTGTCCGTGGAGGACGCGCTGGAGCGGATCGGTACCCCGTTCAGTGACGAGGACGTGGAGCAGACGCAGCGCTACGACGCCGCCATGGCAGACCTGGCCATCACGGGCACCACGCTGGGGCAGGGGCTGGGCAGCGTGCTGGTGCCCGTGATCACTACCGTGGGGGAGGGGTTGAACACGGTGGTGGACGCGGCCGGCGCCGTGCCTGGTCCGCTGGCAGCTGCGACCACGGCCGCCGTGCTGTGGGGTGCTGCGCAGCGCTCCGCCGGCGCGGACGGGGGGTTCCTGGCCGGCGTGATGGACAGTGGCCGCTCCCGTGTGGCCGGCTTTCGCGGCGCCGTGGAGGACGCCACCCGCGGCACCGGCCGGCTGTCCACCGGTATGGGCGTGGCACGCGTGGCCGGTGGCGGGCTGCTGTCCGCGCTGGGCGGCCCGTTGGGCGCCGCTGTGGTGGGGCTGGGTGCGGGGTTCACCATCCTGAACGCGGTGACCGGGGACAACAAGCAGCAGGCGGAGGCGGCCGCCGGCGCGAACAAGGATCTGGCGGCCGCGCTGGCGGAGTCCAGCGGTGTCATCACCCGCACCGTGCGGGAGCAGGCGGCGCAGTCCGCGCAGCAGGCCGGCATCCTGACCACCACGAAGGCGGCCGGCATCGCACAGGGGGACGTGACGGCGGCCCTGTTGGGCAATGAGGCTGCGTACAAGCGGGTGACCGCGGCGCTGGACGCGTACTCACAGGAGGCGCTGGACCGGGTGAACGGCAACACCGAAGATGCGTCGTTCGTTGCCACGGCTGCAGCAGCGGAGGGCGCGAAGGACGAGCTGGACCGGCTGCGTGGCACCACGAAGGACACGGCTACTGCACAGCAGGAGCTGGCCGGGGAGCTGGAGGTGGCCACGGACAAGGCGGCACTGGCCACGGCCGCCACGGACGCGCTGACGGCCGCCCTGGATGGTGGCAACGTGTCCACCGCGGAGCTGACCCGGCTGGCGCATGACGCGGCCGTGGCGCAGGACGTGGCCGCGGCCGCGGACAACCGCGCGCAGGCGGCCGTGGATGCCTACCGGGCCAGCACGTCCCTGGCGTCAGCTGCGGTGCTCGAGCTGATCAGCGCCCGCTACGCCAGTGAGAATGCGGGGTTCGCCTTCGAGCAGGCCATGGACGCCGCGCGGAAGGCCACCGACGACGCCAGTACGTCGGTGGACGAGCAGCGGCAGGCGCACGTGGCGCTGATGCAGGCAGCACTGGCCGCGGCTGGTGCTGCGGCGGACGCCGCGGTGCAGAACGCTGAGGCGGCCGGCCAGGTGGTGGACGACGTGACAGAGGCGCAGATCCGCGCAGACGCCATGCTCGAGGACCTGCGCGGCCGGCTGAACACTCCTGGGCTGACGCAAGGCGCCCGGGACGAGATGCAGGGGCTGATCGACCAGCTGCAGACCGCGAAGGACCGCGGGGACATTCAGGCCGTGCTGACGCTGACCGGTGCGCCGCAGGTGGGTCAGGAGCTGGACGACACGACGGAGGACCGGGACACCACCGTGCAGCTGGAGACACGCGGCGGACCGGCCGTGAAGGCTTACATCACAGGACTGGCTGCTGACCGTTTGTCCCTGATCAGGGTGGAGTCCCGCGGTGGACCGGCGGTGGACCGCTACCTGGACGGGCTGGCGGAGGAGCGGCTGGCCATCATCCGGGTGGAGACCAGGAACGGGCCAGCGGTGGGTCGCTACCTGGATGAGCTGGCCGCCCGGCGCACCGCCATCATCGACGTGCAGCGCAGCGACCCCGGCACCGGGGCCGGTGGGGGGTCTGGAGCCGGACGATTGACGGGTGCCACGGTGGGCGCCGGCGCGGTGCATGTAGACCACCTGTCCGTGACGGTGCAGGCGGACTCCGCAGGGCAGGTGAGCACGCAGCACGCGGCCACTGCCGGCCGGGACCTGGTGCGCCAGCTGGCCGCCTACACGCGGCTGAACGGCCCTGGCTGGCTGAGAGGACTGGAGAAGTGACCGACCCCATCACGGTCACCCCTGACGACGGGGTGCCCTACCTCGCCGTGGACGTGCAGCCGGACAACCTGGCCGGGACGTTCACCCTGGACGTGTCGGAGCTGGACGGCCCGGACGTGCTGGCGTGGACCGCCGGCGCCGGCGCCGGTGTGTGGGTAAACATCATCTGCGACGTGCAGACGGTGGTGGCGCGCACCGGTGCCGCCCGGGTGCGGGGGGTGCTGACCCGTGCGGAGGCAGGCACCGTCGTCCTGACCGCCATCGACACGGCCGGCGAGCTGGACCCCATGACGAACGGGGACGCGATCCACAAAGGCACCCCGCTGCGGGTGCGCGCCTGGGGGTACACGCTCGAGGGGGACCGCTGGGAGTCCGTGCTGTGGACCGGTGAGGTGGACGAGTCGAGTGCGCAGTACCTCAAGAACTCCCCACCGCTGGTGACCATGACGGGCGTGGATCTGATCGGGGTACTGACCGCCTGGTCGTCAGAGGGTCGGCCGGAACCTGGCGTGGGCGCCGGGGATCATCTGCGACAGCGGGTGGCGCGTGCGCTCACGGAGGCGGACCGGGGCACGATCGCAGCGGACAGCGACAGCACTTACGAGGTGACGCTGGCGCCCACCACGCTGGCCAATCCCTGGGAGAACATCAGTCGCGCCGCGGACGCAGAGCTGGGCCGCGTGTGGGTGGACCGCAGCAACCGCCTGGTGGTGCGCAGCCGCGGCAGTGAGCTGTCCGGGCCGGTGCGCGGCACCCTGTCTGATGTGCACGGGGAGGCTGTGCAGGGGGTGCACTGCTGCGTGGCCGATGCCGTCATTCGATACTCCCCGGAGCTGCTGACCAACCGCGCCATTGCCGGCCGGCGC